TTTAGCAACATCACAAGCTACTACCTACCTTGGAATCCAAGCATTTATTGCACAAGCTGGCCCAGCTGCATACGCAGCAACCGGTGAACTAGCAAGTGCATATGTTGCTGGTACTTCACAATGGTCTCTATTGATCGGTGCAAAAGATACAACTGATCGTCCAATCTTCACATCACAAAACCCAATGAATGCTGGCGGTACTTCATCACCAACATCAATCCGTGGCAATGTGCTTGGATTAGATCTATATGTTGATGCCAACATGGTTTCAACAACTATTGATGATTCAGCATTTATTATTGTGCCATCAGCAATCGCAATCTATGAGAGCCCAGTACTAAGACTTTCAACTAACGTGCCAACATCAGGCGAGATTGAACTGATGCTGTACGGATACTTGGCAACTAAGACACTTGTGTCTGGTGGCCTACAACGCTACAACATGACAGCGTAATAAAAGCAACACATTAAGAATCCCTAGGGTTTAGTAGCCCTAGCCCTAGGGAGCTATTAGCAAAGGAGTAGAGATGGCCGCAGCATACGTAACCGTAGCTCAACTAAGAGCAAATCTTGGTATTGGGTCTCTCTACTCTGATGCCGATTTAGAATCTATCTGTCAAACAAGTGAAGACCTTCTCAATAATTATCTTTGGTTTAACAATGCACCAGTAGTCGGTGCAAGCATAAGCAATAACGTTGCAAGCGTTTTACTTGCTAATCCTGGCATATTTGTTGTTGGACAAAGCATCACAATTACTGCTGCTGGATCTCCTTACAATGGCACATACACCCTTACAGGTTCATATCCTGGCAGTACAACACCTGCATCAATAGGTACAGCATTCTGGAGTACATACGCATTCAGTAACTATCCAACCGGTTACTCAGTCATTCAATTTGCTAAAGTAAATGCAGACGATGCATTCCATCGCATCTTGCCATACGGTCTTGCTACCGGACCTGGCTATAAGACATTAAATTATTCTGTTACACCAGCTGTAAACCAAGCCGCCATGATTATTGCCGTAGATATTTTCCAATCACGTCAAGTGTCTCAGAACGGGGGCAACGGTATGGATGGCATGAGCCCTAACCGTTATGCCATGGGCTACCAGCTTATAAACAGAGTGAGAGGTCTCATCGCGCCTTACTCTAGCCCTAACACAATGGTCGGCTAATGACAGCTGCAATCACTACACTTAGATCAACACTTGCAACTGATCTAACTAACACTGGTGTATGGAATACCTTTAGTTTTCCACCAGCCACTTTAATCCCAAACAGTATTGTTATCACTGTTGGCGATCCATATTTAGTACCATCAAACAATGATAAGACAAGCATCTCACCGCTTGCTAATTTTAAGATAATGATCTGCGTACCAGCTTTAGATAATCAAGGCAACCTGGCAGGCATAGAGGATTTTATAGTGGCCGTAGTTAATAAACTCAACGCATCATCGTTGCAGTTAAACATATCAAGTGTCTCCGCTCCAGCTATCGCTAGTGTGGCAAGTGGAGATTTATTGACGTCAGAAATCACAGTATCAATTCTAACGAGCTGGAGTTAAAATGAGTCTAACACCTGAAGATATAGCCTTCTTAAAGAAGATAGGCCAAATCACAGAAGCACCAACACCAACACCTGCATCTACTAAAGAGAAAGACAAGGAGTAATCATGGCCGTATTTCTAAATAACGGAGTTTCAGTCACATTCAATTCTGTTGATCTGTCAGCGTATGTTACATCTGTAACTGTTAATCAATCATTTGATGAACTAGAAGTAACCGCTATGGGCGACACTGCACATAAGTTTGCTAAAGGATTAGAAGCAAGCACTATCACTTTGGATTTCCTAAATGATAACGCTACAAGTACTGTAATTCCAACCTTGCGTGCTGCTTACGGTACAACTGTACCTTTGGTAATCAAGCAAACAACTTCAGCAGTATCTGCAACCAATCCTTCATATTCCACTACCGTTTTGGTCAATAACTTACAAAACGTAAATGGATCTGTAAGTGATATATCAAGCCAATCAATCACATTTACCTGCAACAGCGTAATTACTGTAGCGGTAGCATAAGGAGCAATAATGGCAAAGCTAAAGATAACAAGGGCTAACGGAGAAGTATCTGAACATAAGATTACTCCGGGTGTCGAGTACGCTTTCGAGTTAAAGTGGTCTAACGGTATTAGCAAAATGCTACGTGAGCATGAGCAACAAACCCATATTTTCTGGCTTGCTTGGGAGTGCTTACGTAGAGCTAATATCACAGTGCCAATTTTCGGCACAGAGTTCATCGATTCTTTAGACACTGTTGAGGTATTAGAAGACGAAAAAAAATAGTTCAGCGTGATTCCATGATTTACGCTATTGCAAGTCTTAGCGTAGAGACCGGGATCGCGCCGCAGTATTTTATAGATTTAGATCCAGAAATGCTTAGGGCAATAGTCCAGGTATTAGCTGATCGAGCTAAGGAGATCAAAAATGCCAGTAAACGTAACAGGCATTAAAGAGATGAAGAAAGCCTTAGGCGAAGTAGATAAAGATCTATTAAAAGACGTGCAAGCTGAAGTAAGAGCAGCCATGATTCCAATTAGAGATAAGGCTAGAGGCTACGCTCCGGCTGATGATACAGTCTTATCTGGCTGGACTAAAGCTGCTGGAATTGTTGGCCCTATGAAATATCGTACCTTTCCTAAATACAATCAGGAGCAGGTAATTCAAGGTATTAAATATAGTGCCGGTAGAAACAAACGTAATCAAAAAGGCTGGGCTGCATCTAACTACGTATCTAACATAAGCGCACCTGGTGCTATCTATGAGACTGCTGGCCGTAAGTCAGGCCCTGGTGGTGCACCTTGGATTGGCAGAGATGTTAGCGAGACAGATAAAAACATATCTCATTCTAATAACCCTAGAGCAGGCGCACAATTTATTGCAGCCGCAGGTCCATTAGTGAATGCTAGACCACAAGGCATGGTTGGTAACAATAAAGGTTACAAGCAAAAAGGAAGATTGATATACAGAGCGGCTGCCGAAGAGCAAGGTAAAGCCATGTCTCATATATTAAAAGCACTAGACAATACAGCTGCTAAGTTTGTTAAGCGCACCGAGATTAGAAAGGCAGTAAATGGCTAATTTAATTTTCTCGATTCTATCTGAATATAATAGCAAAGGTCTTAATAAGGCTAAAAAGGATGTATCTGCATTTGAGAAAAATCTTAAAAGTTTAGCCAAGACTTTAGGCGTTGCTTTTAGTGCTGCTGCAATAGTTAATTTTTCAAAGAAGGCAGTAGCCGCTTTCGCTGCTGATGAGAAGGCTGCTAAATCATTAGAGATTCAATTAAATAATACTGGCTACGCATTTTCAGCACCGAACGTTGAATACTACATAGCCAACCTTCAAAAGATGACTGGCGTATTAGATGACCAGTTACGCCCAGCATTTCAGACTTTACTTACAGCTAGTGGATCATTAGTTAAAAGCCAGAAGGCTTTAGCCGTTGCTTTAGATGTGTCGGCTGGTACTGGTAGATCTGTTGAAGAAGTCAGCATGGCATTGGCTAAAGGATTCACAGGCCAGACTTCAGCACTTACAAGATTAGGTGCAGGTTTAGATGCAGCCACATTAAAGACTGGCGATATGGATCTAATCTTAACTGAACTAGGTAATAAGTTTTCTGGACAAAGCCAAGCAAGATTAGAGACCTATGCCGGCAAGATGGATGTATTAAAGGTCTCGGCTGCTAATGCAAGTGAGACTATTGGTAAAGGCTTAATAGATGCTTTAAGTCAAATAGGCAAAGATAAAAACATTGGCACTTTGGGAACTGCTTTAGAAAAGGTTGCTAGTGTAATTGCTAACGTAGTTGTTGGACTTGGCACAATATTGGGCAAAGTTGTCAGTATTGGCAAAGCAATCTTTGAGAAATTGCAATTAGATAAAATAATAGGATTTTTATACAAGGCTTCCGGAATTAGTTTTCTAGCTAATTTAGGTGCTAGTCAAAACCAACCCACATCT